TGGTGGTTCTTCCTTCAATGAGATGGGATTCACCATTGAGCGTCAAACGGTTACTGCTAAGAGCCGTGCACTGAAGGCGGAATACACGCTGGAACTGGCACAAGACCTCAAGGCAATCCACGGTCTGGACGCTGAGACGGAACTCGCAAACATTCTTAGCACGGAAATCCTTGCTGAGATCAACCGCGAAGTTATCCGTACCGTAAACAGCCAGGCGAAGACTGGTGCACAACAGTCCAACGTGACTAGCAACGGTATCTTCAACCTGTCTACGGACGCTGATGGTCGTTGGTCTGCTGAGAAGTTCAAGGGTCTGACTGTACAGATCGACCGCGAAGCAAACGTCATTGCTAAAGAAACTCGTCGTGGAAAGGGTAACGTAGTTATCTGTTCTTCTGACGTTGCTACTGCTTTGGCTGCTGCCGGTTCTTTGGACTACTCTCCTGCAATCAGCAACAACCTGCAAGTGGATGACACTGGTAACACCTTCGCTGGTGTACTGAACGGACGCATCCGTGTGTACATCGACCCCTATGCTGGAACCGACTACATCACTGTTGGTTACAAGGGACAAAATCCGTATGACAGTGGTGTATTCTACTGCCCTTACGTCCCTCTGCAAATGGTCAAGGCAGTTGGTGAGGATGACTTCCAGCCGCGCATCGGGTTTAAGACTCGTTACGGTATGGCGTCTAACCCGTTTGTTGGATCTCCTCCTTCTGACGGTCTCGCTACGGTTAAGACCAACCAGTACTACCGCATCTTTGCAGTCAAGAACATCTTGACCTAAGATTGGTATAAAAATAAGAGTGAGGTCTACTCACCATTTTATAGGGGCACTTCGGTGCCCCTTTTTTTGCCTATGTTACAGTAATATGAATTTATTATGAATTTTGTGTTACTGGAGGTAACACCCTTATAAGTATTAGTGATAGCAACGGATGCTATCGTAAACACTAATATTTCTAAGGAAAAGAAATGAAAACATCACTTCTCGCTCTCGCTTCTGCTTTCACCCTCCTCGCCGCCTCAACCGTTTCTGCTGAAAAGACTGACCTTGTTTTTGAAAAACAAGCTAATGGAACTTTCTGTGGTACTTGGTACAAAAATAATTTCTCTGATCGTATGGCATACTCTTGCAAGACCCGCACTCAGTGGGAAAAGTTAGGCGTAAACTTTCACGGTCAATAAAGGAAAAGAAATGAAATCTCTCCTCATCGGAGCACTTTTGTTCGCATCTTCTACGGTTGTGGCTGAAACAGAGACGATGGAAATGCTCGTAGGGCCTTTCCCCTTTATTCAACCAACTGAAGAAGATATCGCACTAGCATACAAATTACATATAGAAGAGTGTAATGTAGGTGTTGTGTGGTATGAAGAAGATCAAGAACCTTGGAATTCCTGTCATGAGTATGCTCAGTACTTGACAGGTTACGGCGAGAAGTAGACTATATTATGCTGGGTTGGGGGCACTTCGGTGCCCCTTTTTTTATGTAAAAAAAGTGTTGACAAACCTTGCCAGATCCTTTATAATACTCGTATTGAAACTAAGAAAGAATCTAGGTAACTGAACTGGTGGGACGATAGAATGGAAATGTTGTTTGCAATAGGGTTTATATTGGGGTTTCTCATAGGGAGGATTAGATAATGGAATACGATTATAAACGATTGATCATGAATGCTTACTTCGCAAAGCAACGCGCTAAGTCTGAGTGGGGTCAGAAATACTGGGCTAACGTGATGACTCAACTCGTTGATAACATGCAGAAGCAAAATCTCTTATAAATAGAGGTATAACTTCTATAAGAGTGTGTCTCCATGCCAGTAGATTCTCAAGTCCAGTTGCTCGATGAGGAACTGACAACTAATCTGAACTATCTCCAACCCACAGGGTTTCGTGTAATCATTGATAGAACCCGATACCCTAACTTGGAGTACTTCGCACAGACTGTGTCCCATCCCGGCGCGACTCTGAGTCCGTTAGAGTTGCCTGGCCGTAGGATCACCTCTGTGCCACTGGCGGGTGACAAGATCACCTATTCTGAGGTATCGTTTGATATCTTACTAGACGAGAACATGACATCCTATCGTGAGATGTATGACTGGATGATTCGTATCACCAATGAGGGTCAGGTATCAGCTGGGCAACGGGACACCAAGAAACCCACCTATGCTGACATAACCCTATCGGTCTTGTCTAGTCACAACAACACAGTCCAGAAGATTCGTTACAAGGACTGTGTACCTACTGGGTTGGGTGCCATTGAGTTTCAGTCTACTACGGGTGATACTCAGTACTTGACCTTCAATGCATCGTTTCGATTCTCTCAATTTGAAATAGTCTAAAAAAAGACTTGACATTCCGTGCTATATACTGTATAGTACTGGAAACACTTTGGTAATTCTATATGATACTGAACAAAGAAGACGCACTGTATGCTGCGAATGTCTTCACTGAATTCTTTGCGAACTTTGACCGTATTGACGATTACATGCGAACAGTCAAACTGGAACGTATGGGTGGATTCAATGCGTTGCCTGGCATGGGCCCTGAAGAAGACATCTTCGATAAGTTCGATATGCATCCCCGTGATATGGAGTTCTCTGTATATCAACCTTCACAATCAGAGTTCATGCAGTTTATGGAGATCACCACATCTGCGCCTTGTGAGTCAAGTATTCCTGGCAAACAATTGTGTTGGATGGTTCGTGAAAAGAACACTGGTCTAATTGTTGGTATGATTCGTTTCGGATCACCAGTTATAAACTCACGGCCTCGTAATATCTGGTTGGGTAAACCACTAGACACCATGAATGTTGAGATAATGAGACGTTTCAACCAATCGGTGATTATGGGTTTCAATATTGTTCCAACTCAACCATTTGGTTTCAATTACCTCGGCGGCAAATTACTTGCGGCTATCTGTTGTTCACACTATTCACGAGAAGCCGTGAACAAGAAGTACGATGCGAATATTTGTATGTTCGAGACCACATCCTTATATGGATCAACTAAGTCATCGTCCCAGTATGACGGTATGAAACCGTTTCTACGACACAATGGTCTGACTGACTCTAACTTTGCACCACTGATCAATGACGATAAATATCGCCGTCTCATGTCATTCTTTACTGAACGTAATGATGGCGTCCCTATCGTTGATCCGCAGGCGTCATCTAAAAAACTAAAAGCACAAACTAAAATGGTAAGCATCATCAAAAGTTCTCTCAAGAACATTGACGATTCTGCATACAATAAATTCTGTAAAACTTTCTTAGACGCAAAAAGTCTTACTGAACGAAAGCGTTCTTACTATTCTACCTACGGGTACGAGAACGTACAACAGTATCTCAACCTTGAGACTGATACCCTGATAAAGAAAGAAAACTTTGATAGGTTCAGTCTTGAGGGTGTGATAGAGTGGTGGCGTAACAAGGCATCTACTCGTTATGAAGCATTGAAGAACGATGGCCGACTACGTACTGTGGTTGAGTCATGGAATGTCAATGCAGAAGATATCGATATTATTCGATAACGCTTGACATTATAGTAATTTTATGTTACTATATACAACATAAGATAAAAAATCTTATATTTAACTTAACACGTGAACACGAAAAGACACAATAGTGTATTGTTCATAACTAAAATGGAGAGTCAAAAATGACTAATATTACAAATACACACAACTATCACGGCCTCGTTAACAACTACGAGGAATTCCACAAAAACCTCAATACCGAAGAAATTGGTAAACTTTATAATCCCGAATGGTCAGACAATCGTGATTATGATAAGTATCCCCATATCGATGACGTAAATCTGGAGCCAGGCGAATCAATCATTTGTCGTGTTCCCGTGTCTATGATTTGGTCATTTCCCGAAGAGAATGGTGGGTATGACCGCACACTTGATACCTTCACGAAAGAAGGTATGAAAATTTGTGTAGGTCATTTGAATCGTGTAGTCAACGGAAAAGTAAAGGGCTTCTCGCGCAAAGACGCTGAAGTTCTTTCGGGTTTTTTACGACCAGCCGAAAATGGAAAATGGATTATCGTAAAAGATAAAGGTAACCATCGTGTCAACATGGTTCTTCTCATAGAGAAGGGTGCGGATTCATATGTATTGATGAATATTGAGTGTCACAATCCTAACGACACCGTATCGGAAATGACACGGAAAGAAGCAGAAGCTCATTACACAGATGCACAAGAAAGAAAAAACCAGAACGAAAAAGACAAGTTCATGTCTGGTCTTCGTGCGGGTGACGATAAACAGAAATATACTTTTAATTTTCTAGAAAGTGTTGGTTTCGATTATCGTGATGTAATGGCTAAGAGTGGTAGAAAATCGCCTGGCAAATCAGTAGATAGTCTCACGGGATTAACATCTGGTGTGGGAAATGGTGTCTTCAAACAGTATGGTGAAGAGAATGTGCGTTATGCATTCAAAACGATGTCAGAAGTCATGGATGTTACTGGAGAAACTGTAGCGGGTTCTACCGCATATGCTATCTTTGCGCTTATGTTTTATGTATTTACTGAACATGGCAAAGATGTAGGCAGTAAATCACTATTCACTAAAGATGAGTTGAAAGACTTCTTCGTAAAATTCTTTGAAGAAAAAAACAAGACTACGAATGCTCCATGGGATATTGACGAAACTAAAATCCCTAAGTTTGGTTTGAGTGAATTGCGTCAATCTAATGGTGTGAAAAATTTCGCATATATTGCTGCAAAAATCTTCTGGGAGAGTGGTTTGGGTATTCGTAACTATTACAAGTATGTTAATAATACTAAGACTTCATTTGGGCCTGACAGCGCTGCCGCTAAAGAATTTATCCGCAGAACTGATGCACAACTCAAAACAGCTGTCCGTGTGATTCTTGCAGCATAACGCTTGACAATCATATCATAATGTGATACTATATAAAAGACATGCGGAATTAGTATAATTATTACATCGGGTGTCCAACTCGAAGATGGAGGTTCAAGTCCTCTGTTCCGCTCCACCTTTTAGGATTTGTTATGATTGACCTTGAATCCATTCTTGCTGAATGGAAAGAAGATTCGCAGATCGCGAAACATCAACTTGACGAGACTTCGCGTGTGACCCCATCGTTACATGCGAAGTATCTCGAATACCTATCTCTGACCAAGCTCCGTCTCAAGAAGGCGGAGTTTGACCAGAAGACTCTCCTCAAGGATAAGTATCTCTACTACGAAGGCAAGATGTCTCAGGCAGACATTGAGTCTCGTGGATGGGCATACGATCCCTATGACGGACTGAATGCCACCACCAAGAACTTCAAAGAGTACTATTATGATTCTGATGCAGAAATCCAAGACTCTGAAATGAAGATCCAGTACCTTAAAACTATTATAGATACACTTGAACAGATAGTTAATAATCTGAACTGGCGCCACCAAACAATCGGTAACATGATCAGATGGAGGCAATTCGAGGCAGGAGCATAGAATGAAATGGTTTGATGAAGTTAAGAAAACTTTTCAAGTCAACCAAGTATATCAGTCACGCTGGGTATGGTATCATACCATCCTTGCGATTGAAATCTTTATGACTAATATCTTACTGATCCTCATTCTGTTTAAGTTGTGAGCCTACCCAATACCATCACGGTTGGTCTAAAAGACCATTCGATGATGTTGGTTGATTGTAATCAGCATCAACTCCAAGAGCTGCGTGACTACTTCTCGTTCTTTGTGCCTGGCCATAAGTTCATGCCTGCTTTCAAATCAAGAAAGTGGGATGGTAAGATCAAACTATTCAATCAGATCACCCGTGAGTTGAACGCTGGTCTGTACGAACACCTCAAGAAGTTCTGTTCTGATCGTATGTACCCTCTCCAGTTACAGGAGACCGCATACGGACACCCCGCGCAGACTAATCATGTCTCACATCAGAACCTAATCAAGTTTCAGAGTGAACTGGATCTACCCTTTGATCTACGCGACTACCAGTACGATGCTGTCACCCACGGTATAGAGAAGAAACGAGCCGTCCTGTTGTCCCCTACAGGTAGCGGTAAGTCGTTTATCATCTACAACCTACTACGATGGTATCTGGACTGCGTGACAAACTTTGTAGATACTTTTGATAAACAGGTTCTTATTGTTGTTCCGACAACAAGTCTAGTAGAGCAGATGTACAAGGACTTTGAAGACTACGGATATGATGTCAAGGAGTATGTGCATCGTATCTACAGTGGTAAGGACAAGAGCACAATCAAGCCGGTCATAATCTCCACGTGGCAGTCCATCTACAAGTTTCCGAAGGAATGGTTTGAGAACATGGGTTGTATATTCGGAGATGAAGTCCATTTATTCAAGGCAAAGTCTCTGTCCGGTATCATGAACAAGTGTGTCAATGCTGAGTATCGATTCGGTACTACAGGTACACTGGATGGCACAGAGACGAACAAACTGGTACTGGAGGGACTCTTCGGGCCTGTGCGACGAGTGACCATGACTAAGGACTTGCAAGAGAAGGGTACCCTTGCTAAGATAGACATCTCCATCCTACTGTTGCGCTACCACAACGATGTGTGTCATATGCTGAAGGACGCAACCTATCAGGAAGAGATCGACTACATTGTGACCAACGAGAAACGCAACAGGCTGATAAGTAACCTTGCTCTGGATCAGAAGGGTAACTCTCTGGTCTTGTTTCAGTTTGTAGAGAAACACGGTAAACCCCTGTACGACATGATCAAGGACAAGGCGGGTGACCGTCCAGTGTATTATGTGTCGGGAGAAGTAGAAGCATCAGACCGCGAACAGATTCGTGGTATCGTAGAGGGACAGAAGAATGCAATCATTGTTGCTTCATTGGGAACATTTTCTACTGGGATTAATATTAGGAACTTGCATAACATTATTTTTGCTAGCCCTTCCAAGTCTCAAGTCAAGGTTCTCCAATCAATCGGACGAGGACTGAGAAAGTCTGACGATGGGTCAGTGACCAAACTCTACGATATTGCGGATGATCTGCACATACGGAAGCATAAGAACTTCACGTTGCGACACAGCGCTGAACGAATTAAGATATATACTAAGGAGCAGTTTCCCTACAAGATACATCAAATTGATTTGAAATGACTATATCATTGACAGAAAAGAAACCGCACGGATTATTACTGGGCGGTTTTAGTTGTCCTACCGGAAACAACTCCCACGACCAACTCTTTGGTCTCAGATCCAAAATGGACAAAAGCGGACAAAGAGACATACACTGGTCTGAACAATATGCTGCTGCCCTGAACCGCGATGGGTATGATAACCTATTGGTACAGGGTTTGTTCTATGGATTAGAACCCTACCGCAGTTTTGGAAACCATAGAATCGCAACACACATCCGCAAACGTGGATGGGATGTCGAGTGTATCGATTACGGTATACTGTTCACTCATGACGAACTGATATACCTGATAGACCAAAGGATAACCGAGGACACTCTGTTTGTCGGGTTCAGTATGATGTTCACGACCATGGCAACAGAACGACTGTTGTGGGTCACCGATCATATCAGAGAAAAATATCCATGGGTCACAATCGTGGCTGGTGGTCAGAAGACATGGACGGTGACTTGTGTTGAAGCAGACTACTACATTACGGGTAATGGTGAGTTCGCTATGGACGCACTACTCGACTATCTTTACCGTGGCGGGCCCGAACCCGTAGCACACAAGACACTGAAAAACGGGGGTAAACTAATTACCGCCTATAAGAGTTACCCATGCTTCCCCAAGAGAGATGCCAATATCTCGTTTGAAGAACGAGACTTTATCCAACCTAACGAGACGATCAACATTGAGTTTGCACGGGGGTGTATATTTGCGTGTAAGTATTGTTCTTTCCCATTGACTGGTATGAAAGAAGACACCACCCGTGACGAGGACAGCATACACCAAGAGATGTTGGAACACTATGACAAGTGGGGCATAACTAACTACTACGTTACCGACGATACCATAAACGACTCCAAGGACAAGATTGCCACTATCGCACGGGCGTGTCGCAGGTTGCCATTTCAAACACAGTTCGCTGGGTATGTCAGGGCAGACCTTTTGATCACGCACGGTAAGGAGACTTGGCAAGACATGTGTGACATGGGACTGACCATACATCACTACGGTGTCGAGACCTTCAACCACAAGGCTGGCAAGACCGTGGGTAAGGGTATGAAACCTGAGATACAGAAGAAAGGTCTGTTAGAAGTAAAGGAGTTCTTCAACGAACATTCTCCCAACTTCTATGCTGCGACCATCAGTATGATTGCGGGACTACCCTTTGAGACCTTTGAGTCCCTAGATGCGTCTAAGAAGTGGATGAACGAGAACTGGTCAGAACACATAGTTCACTTCTTACCTCTAGCACTAGGTAAACCTGACGATGAACAGGCAGACGAAACCGACTGGAAAGTATACGACAACTTCATGAGTTACGGATACACCTACTCATACGATGTTCCTTACATTGAGAATGATGATGTTAGGTCTCAAGTTGAGGTAATGATAAAGGAGAAGGCTCACAACAAAAACCGCGAGAATAATAAATGGAACTTCTGGGTTCATCCAAGTGGTGATTATGACTTTATAGATATGATAGACTGGGTGCGCGAGTATTCCATTGAACGAGTTGAGAACAAGATGATGCCCGCTGGGTGTTGGCAAACCAACTTTGTTCACGCCGAAACTTGGGAAGATCCCAGACAAGGTTCTCTATACTACAAAACAGGTTACAAAGATATGCCCTATAAAGGCATGATAAATATAATAAGAAACTATAAACGGAATAAGTTGCGATACAATGGCTAAAGAATTAGAGTACAGGCAGTTTAAGTTGACTTCCGGTGAGGAGGTTGTTTGTGAAGTCATGGAATGGAATGACGAAGCGGAAGTCGAGATCCTTGTACGAAAGGCTATGCGTTTGACATTGATTGAGATGGGTGACGGAACAAAGTTTTACTCATTCCGCCCTTGGATGGTGTACCAAGAGAATCCCGAAGACATTCTAATTCTTAATGTTAACACAGTGGTAGGTATTGGGTTCCCGCCCGAAACTCTATTGAAACAGTATCACGAAGCCGTGAATGAAATGGCGAGTTTGAATGAAACACGGGAACAGGAGTTTGCTGAGAGTATAAAGGAGTCCGCCGATAAGGTTGAACGGTACTTGACTATTATGGACAGCGGGAGTAATGTGATCGACATGTTCGATCCTAAAAAACTACACTAATGAAAACGATGAATGCGAAAGACTATGTCTTTTCCACTACATTAGATATTGAAGCACTGAACATCAGGATGATTGACCGCATTGATGGTCTGTTGGATAAACAGGACTATGCAATGAAGTTCAATCTAGATGGTGAGGTAACAAACCCCAATCTATTGAACTATCCTGAGTTTCAGGAGTTCTCAGTTTATGTGGAAGAGTTTGCCCGAGAGTCTTCAGTAAAGAGAAACTATGATCACCCTCATCATTCGCGACGAGTAGAATATGATGTCTGGTATGACATGTACATCAAATCGCAGAAAGTCGGTGGTCTCTGGGCAGCACGATATAAAAGTGGTCAAGGTGGTGGTGAACACGATCACTGGCCATGCACTTGGGCATTCACCTATTACATCGATCCACCCGAAAACGCATCAGGGTTATACTTTACTGATATAGATGATGAATTGCCTATTGACCATGGACGCCTACATCTGTTTGGTGGGAACATGTTGCACCGAGTTAAACCTTCAACTTTTGATGGGTATAGATATTGTATCGCAGGAACTATAAGCACTCACCCGCCAACAAGTGCTTCCCGATTCAATTAAAGTAGTATTCAACCCTCCCTGACCGCAAAGCTAATTTTATCATGGAAACCACAAAATGTCAAGCACTAAATTAAAAAATATCGGATTCACTGCGTCTGCCTTTGATCTGCTCCATGCGGGTCATATCGCGATGCTCAAGGAGGCAAAGACTCAGTGTGACTATCTGATCGTGGGTCTACAGACTGACCCCTCCTTAGATAGACCTGAGAAGAACGCTCCTATTCAGTCTATGGTAGAACGGTACATCCAACTGTCAGCCATCTCTATGATTGATGAGATCATTCCATACCGTACCGAGAGTGACCTTATGGATATACTAAAAGTCTATCCCATCAACGTGCGTATCATTGGCGAGGAATACAAGGACAAAGATTTTACAGGGAAGCAATATTGTCTTGACAATGACATCGAAATGTATTATAATAACCGACAACATGACTTCTCTACGAGCAGTCTGCGTGAACGCATCATAAACAAGGCAAACCAATGACAACGAAAGTGAAACCCAATTATCTTAATACACCTAGATCAGAAGTTGATGGATACTTAGATTTTGTTGATGAAACATTATTCGAGAAATCCGTGGACTCTTATCTTAACTCTGGAGAGGGGTTAGAGTATCTCCACAGTTCTATCCGCGAGATGTGTCTAGCCATATCTTCTAAAAACGGAATTGCTTCAAATACTAAGATGGAAACTAAGTGTCTTGATGTTTGTATGTCGGGACTGAAATCATACCAAAATTCTAAGGAAAGAGATGGTATGGGTGGGTTTGCAAAAAGATATATTGCTGGACTTATCAAAACCTTTTATAAAAGTTATAAAGGTTCTGGCGGCAAAATCAAACCCAAAGACAAACCACACTATGTGAACAATGCACAGTTCTCTCAGGCCGTGGTTGACTACTGTACTGCGGCCCAATTGGCGAAGAAGAACGAACTGTCTGCACCAGTCATACCGGACTATATTGCACAGTGCTTTCTGAAGATTTGTGAAGGTCTGTCACATAAGGCAAACTTTGTCCGGTACACCTACCGTGAAGAGATGGTCATGGATGCGGTAGAGAATTGTCTGAAGGCGATTGAGAATTATAATATCGAGGCCGCGACTCGTACAGGTAAACCGAATGCCTTTGCATATTTCACTCAGATCTCGTGGTTTGCATTCCTTCGTCGTATTGAGAAGGAGAAGAAACAACAAGACATCAAGTCTAGATACTTGGGTCATCTTGGTGTTGAGGACAGATTTGACAACGATCTAGCGCAAGATGATGCCATTCAGGTTACCCAAGCATATGTTGATACTCTGAGACTTCGTATCGATGAGGTCAAATCAAGGGACGCCGAGTGGAAGGATATTGTCAAGAAGGAACGTAAGAGACGTACCGTCAAGGTAGACTCTGACTTGGGGGACTTTATAAGCGAATGAAGATTGCAATACTGAACGATACCCATGCGGGTATCCGTAACTCATCTGATATCTTTATGGCGTATCAAGAACGCTTCTATAGTGAGGTGTTCTTCCCGTACCTGTTAGAGAATGACATCAAGCACATCGTGCACTTGGGTGACTACTACGACAATCGTAAGACGATCAACTTCAAGGCTCTGAATCACAATCGCAAGATATTCTTGGAACCTATGCGTAGATATGGTATCACTATGGACATCATCTGTGGCAACCATGATGTGTACTACAAGAACACCAACGAACTAAACGCACTGAAAGAACTACAGGGTCACTACATGAACGAAGTGAACCTGATTATGAAACCAACAGTGATGAACTACGATGGCACCGAGGTTGCGCTGATACCTTGGATCAATCCTGAGAATGAGAAAGACACGTTAGAGTTTCTTTCAAATACCAAAGCAACTCTTGTGGGTGCACACCTTGAGGTTGCAGGGTTTGATATGCAGAAGGGTATGCCTTGCATGGACGGCATGGATAGGAAGATCTTCAGCCGGTTTGATATGGTGATGTCGGGTCACTTCCACGCCAAGTCATCGCAGGACAACATTCACTTCCTTGGATCTCAGATGGAGTTCTTCTGGAATGACTGTGACGATCCCAAGCATTTCCATGTGCTTGATACCGAAACAAGGGAACTGGAAGCGATTCGTAACCCCATCACGATCTACGAGAAGATCTACTACGATCACGAGAACATGAATAAGTTCAAGGACTTGTCCTATCTTGACAACAAGTTCGTGAAACTGATCGTCGTAAACAAAGGTGACGCCTATGAGTTTGAACGGTTTGTTGATCGTATTCAGTCTCAGAAGATTCACGAACTCAAGATCGCAGAAGACTTTGCTGAGTTCACTGGTGCGAATGTAGACGATGAGGTGTCGGTAGAAGACACCGAGACTCTGATCTACAACTACATCGATGCCGTCACTACTGACCTAGATAAAGGACGAATCAAGAAAGAGGTCTCACACTTGATGAAAGAGGCTCAGAGCATGGAGATTGTCTAATGCCTACGAAGAACGATGTGACCGGAGATAGTATCAGGAGCAAGGCTCCTTCCGACAATTATCGGGATAACTATGATCGAATCTTTAGAAAAGATTTACCTGCAAACGCATTCTATCAACAAGATAAGGATAAGGATATGGGACTGGGATTTAATGATGGATTCCCGACTCAGTTAGAGTTCTGGGATCACTACTGTATAGCAGAACAAACGGACATTGGAACTGAGAAGGGTTACCCGTGCAACTGGTGTGGCTTGACGGAAGAGGATCTTGACGAATCGAACACCTAAAGTTACAGAAGCAGTAGAGACTCTTGCGGGTGCACTTATGGTTGCGGCCGCAGGAACATTCTTTTTCTTTGTTGGAAGCTCGGAGGAAGTGGTTCCTCCTCCTGTAGAAGAAGAAGTGGTTGTTCCGGTAGAAGAACCTGACCTTCCATACGATAACCCACAGTTGCAGTGTCTTGCATTGAACATCTATCATGAGGCCCGTAGTGATAACTATGCTGGTCGGATGGCAGTCGCAGATGTAACACTCAACCGTGTAGAACACTCTAGGTTTCCCGACACCGTATGTGGAGTAGTACAACAGGCAAAACTGTCTGGTTGGCATCTAGAACGTGGTCGGGAAGTCCCACTGAAACATAAGTGTCAGTTTAGTTGGTTCTGTGATGGTCTTGATGATGAACCGCTTGATGAGGACTGTTGGCAAGAGGCACAACTCCTTGCGTACAATGTTCTTGTCAACAACGAGATGCGTGGCATCACTGAGGGTGCGACTCACTACCACGCTACATATGTACTACCCAAGTGGAGTAAAGACCGCAACATGAGACTGATCGGCAGGATCGGTGCACATATTTTTTATCGTCAGGATTAATGCTTGACAAATACTGAAGGATCTGTTAGACTTACACAATGATTAACTTTGAAAAACTGAGGTTCAAGAACTTCCTATCGACTGGTAATAACTTTACTGAGATTGATTTCAGTAAGACCCCTACTACTCTGGTGGTGGGTCATAACGGTGCGGGTAAGTCCACTATGCTGGATGCCCTATCGTTTGGTCTGTTTGGTAAGCCACATCGGAAGATCTCTAAACCACAACTCATCAACTCTATCAATGGCAAGGGTACGCTTGTCGAGGTAGAGTTCTCTATTGGTACGCAGAAGTACAAAGTCATCCGTGGGATCAAACCTAACAAGTTTGAGATATGGGTGAACGGCAACATGATCAACCAGAGTTCTCATGCGAAAGAATACCAGTCTATTCTTGAGAAGAACATCATCAAGTTGAATCACAAATCCTTTCACCAGATCGTGGTGTTGGGGTCATCGTCGTTTGTGCCATTTATGCAACTGGCTAGTGGTTCTCGTCGTGAGGTGATCGAAGATCTATTGGACATCAACATGTTCAGTAAGATGAACGGTATCCTCAAAGAGAAGATGGCGCAACTGAAAGATCAGATGAATGACAACATCCATCAACTGAACATTGTGGATACCAAGATCAATGCACAGAAGAAGTATCTGCGTGACCTGAGTGAGATCTCCGCACAGCAGAAGAAAGAGAAACAGACAACCATCCAGTCTCTACAGGAAGAGATTCGGGTGTTGAATGATAAGAACGTGCAACTATCTAAAGATGTTGCAGAAAAGTCTCCTGATATTGAATCCCAGATCAGTACTTCCACTACTGAAGATAAGAAACTGGATGAGTATGCTGCTGGTTTCAAGAGTCAACAGAAAGAGGTTGTGAAACAAGCCAAGTTCTTTGAGAAGCATGACATCTGCCCCACGTGTAGTCAGGACATTGACGAAGAGACCAAGAAGAGTCACCTTGATAAGTGTAGGTCTACCGCGACTACTATCTCGGAAGCACTTGATATGTACGATGTCAAGAAGAAAGAACTTGATGGCAGACTTGAGGCCCTGTACACTCAACAGAATATTCTGCGTGAGTGGCAGGGACAAGTGAATGCGAACAACCAGAGTATTGCCACGATCAACCGGAACATCGATACACTGAATACTGAGTTATCTCGTATTGATAATGAGACTGGTGATCTGTCTGAGGCCAACTCTGAGTTAGAGACTCTGCGATGTAATAAGGAAAAGTTACAGGACTGTAAGTACAAACTGAACGAGCAACATTCCTACAATCAGGTGTATGCCGAGTTACTGAAAGATACAGGTATCAAGACTAAGATCATCAAGCAGTACTTGCCCGTCATCAATCAACTGACCAACAAGTACTTGCAGATTCTAGATTTCTTCGTACACTTTGATCTGGACGAGTCTTTCCAAGAGACTATTCGATCCAGACATCGTGATGCGTTTTCGTATGACTCATTCTCTGAGGGTGAGAAGCAACGTATTGATCTGTCCCTACTATTCACATGGAGACAGATCGCGAAGATGAAGAATAGTGTTGCGACTAATCTACTGATCCTTGACGAGACTTTTGACTCGTCTCTGGATGAAGAGGGTATCGAAAACCTCATGAAGATTATCGAAACGCTGGGTGAGGATACCAACGTGTTTGTTATCTCTCACAAGAGTGAACTTGAGGATGCAGCCTTCCAGCGCAAAATTGAGTTTGTAAAAGAAAAGAACTTTAGTAAAATAAAGTCTTGACATTGTATCCCCACTGTGGTATTATACCATTCACAAAATCGTAAAGGAAATACATTATGGAACTAACCGACAATACACTGCAAGTTCTCAAGAACTATGCAACAATCAATCCAAACATTGTTATCACTGAAGGTAACACACTGAAGACTATCTCGGTAGCACGTAACGTGTTGTCTACCGCTGAGTTGAGTGAGGCCTTCCCTCAGTCTTTTGGCATTTATGATCTCCCTGAGTTTCTGAATGTCCTATCCCTAGTGGACTCGCCTCGACTCAAGTTCGAGAAAGACTATGTCGTAGTGGGTGACTCTACTGGTCGTTCATCTGTGAAGTACTTCTTCTCTGACCCTGAGATGTTGACTTCGCCTGGCAAGAATATTACCATGCCAGATGCGGAAGTTAATTTTGTCCTAGATACAGACACGTTGGGTAAAGTCAAACGTGCTGCAGCTGCACTGGGTCATGAAGAGATCTCTATTACGCCCGTAACTGGTGCGGTACGTTTGTCTGTCATTGACAGTAAAGACGCAACGAGTAATGCATTCTCTATTGACGTAGAGGGTACATACCCTGAAGGAGTTGATTTCAACTTCATCATGAATGTTGGTAACCTGAAGGTTGTCAACGAAGACTTTGAAGTGGGTGTGAGTTCTAAACTCATCTCTCAGTTCAAGAGTAGGCAATCAGCGATTGAATACTTTATCGCACTTGAAAAATCATCGACTTACGGAGCATAAGATGGCAAAGGCACAAAAAGATCATACAGCAATTTACGAACTGGGGAATCGGGTCTCACGTTCATGTGTGGCTGTGATTGATACGATTGTTCAACGAGGAGCAATCAAAGGAGAGGAACTCTCAACCATTGGTCAACTGCGTGATCAAGCAGTTCAGATCATTCAACTCTGTGAAGAGTATCAGTCTGAACAGGGCGTTGATGAATAACGGCAGAAATGTCGTGGGGGTGGGGGGTCTCCTTTCCCTCCCATCCCCGAACTTTTTCTTGACTTTTTGTTTCATATCCTGTACAATGTACAACGTATGAAACACTTTTATTATGGAGACTAAATGTCTAACGAATTCCTCTGGGTTGAGAAGTATCGCCCGTCTACCGTAGCCGACACAATTCTACCTGATGATCTGAAAGACACCTTTCAGAAGATCGTAGACTCCGGTGAGATTCCAAACATGATGTTCACTGGCACTGCCGGTCTGGGTAAGACCACAGTCGCACGTGCCATCTGTGATGAACTAGGTCTTGATTACATCGTTATCAACGGGTCTGAAGAAGGCAACATTGATACCCTGCGTGGTAAGATCAAACAGTTCGCCTCATCCGTTTCTCTCTCTGGCGGTTACAAGGTGGTTATCCTCGATGAGGCGGACTACCTTAACGCACAGTCAACTCAACCCGCACTTCGTGGTTTCATCGAAGAGTTCTCTCAGAACTGTCGATTCATTCTGACCTGTAACTTCAAGAACAAGGTGATCGAACCTCTACACTCACGGTGTGGTGTGTATGAGTTCAACACCTCCAAGAAGATCATGGCAGAACTATGTGGTCAATTCATGAAACGACTACAGACCATTCTTGATAGTGAAGGTGTGAAGTACAACAATGATGTCCTTGCGGGACTAATCAGTAAGTATGCACCCGATTGGAGGCGTGTACTGAACGAGGGTCAACGTCACTCTATTTCTGGTAAACTAAATACATCTGTGATCGTTAATGATCTGAACTCCAACTATGTGGGTCTCTACAAGTCTCTCAAAGACAAAGACTTCAAGAAGATGCGTAGTTGGGTGGTCAACAACATGGATGTTGAACCGGCTGCTGTCTTCCGTGGCATCTACGATTCTATGGAAGGTAATGTTGCACCGACATCCGTACCACAGTTGGTACTCATTCTTGCTGATTATCAGTACAAGAATGCGTTTGTTGCAGACCATGAACTTAACCTAGTCGCCTGTCTCACTGAGTGCATGGCTAATGTGGAGTTTGCGTAATGTCAGACAATGTAATACCGTTTCCCTATGAACGTCTGGTCATCTCTGAACCTACGGATCAGGAGGTGCTTCTGGATGAGATCGTTGAACAGTCTATCGAAGTGGCGGAACAGGCCATGGAACTGGAGAAACAATCCCAAATACTATTGGATCAGGCGCTCAAGATCTTGAGTGCCATGAAAGAATTGGAGATTGAAGATGAACGGGGGGTTCCAGAATGATCTTTCAACAACCAATGCAGAAATTGGAAGAAGATATCACGCGAGTATGGAGTATCACTGATGACCTCTCGCTTATACTACAGATGATTGGAGATGATGAGTTCTTCGGTGATCTTCCTGCTAAACATGCAGATAAACTCATGAATATACTGATCGGTGTCAAAGAGATGTCTGATTATAAACTTAACCTTCTATGGGACAATTACGAGTTATCGTTGCGCGATTATTATAAATATAAACGCACTCATGATAATAAGGAATAGTTCAGTGGAACAAACAACTCGAAACTATAAGTATCTTCAACAGGATCTTACCGAACTAAATAGTGACGGCAACAGAACTCGCGGAAGATATGGTGAGGACAATGAACCAGAAGAAGAGAAGCGTTTGGTGGAGACTCTGGGCGAGATCGCTCGGGGAGAAAGTCGGGGAAACTGACCGACAAGCAGATACCATTGCAGGAATTAGAACTGTATGGTGGTTGACACACATGGCAACATGTTGGTTTATTATATTGAATGCCGTGGCTAATCACGGGTGGGGACTTATTGGATTATGAGTGTGAAATACATACTCGACACCGAGTCGAGAGAAAATCTGGAACAAGATTCTTACGGAAACACTATTGATAAATACTCTGGTGATTATGTAATCATTGTTCCTAAACTTCAAGAGAAATTACCACATCAACCTGCAACCTTGACAAAGGTGGATGGTCAGTGGGTACCAAAGCAGATGGAACTTTGGGCAATTGAATAAGTGGGATAGAGCGCACCTTGAGGTCGCAGAGACATACGCACAGTTGTCTTCTGCGAAACGGAGAAAGGTCGGTTGTGTTATAGTAAAGGACAACCGTATCATTTCTATTGGATATAATGGTATGCCTAGTGGTTGGGACAATGAATGTGAATATGAAGGTGAATATACTTCTCACGCACCGTGGCCCAATCTAATCACTAAGAAGGAAGTTCTACATGCGGAAGCGAATGCACTCACGAAAGTTGCAAAGTCAACGGAATCGTCGGAGGGTGCAGTTCTCTATACCACCTGTACCCCTTGCCTTGAATGCTCGAAGCTTATCTATCAATCAGGAATCGAGCGAGTCGTTTACAAAGAACGATATCGAACCGAAGAAGGATTGACTTTTCTACAGAACTGTGGTATCGAGTTAGAACAACTATGAGCACAGTTCAAGAAATATATCAAGCAGAATTAAGGAAAGTTCTCAGGGCCCGTTTGAGAGGAAGCATGCTTCCTACTGACAATGTCTTGTACTTCCCTAATAATATTGATGTCCGTATTTGTCCAAAGAATGGTATGACTACTATTAAGTGGGCCTTACTCTACGTTCTAAGACTGGACTATGCTGAAGATAAGTCTGAGGCCAAGTTATGTGGCACTAAGGGATGGCGAGTACGAGAGATAAAGAAACGTGGTTATTTGCCTGACTTGCCTTTTAGACAAGAGTCACTGAGAGTCGCAATTTCACGTGACCCGATTAAAAGGTTCCTGTCCGCCTGTGAATATATAAAAACTGAGTACGCCAAGTCATCTAACATGTTGACCTCTTCGGAAACACTTGACAAAGAGTCTCTTGCGGCATTGGGTAAGATGTCTGACCTTGATGATTTGCCTGACAAGTTGGATGACATCATTGATGGCGTTTGGTCTGGTGATATTCACAATAGTCACTTCTATACGCAGACATATTTTCACGGCAACCGTGGGCAGTATGATGAAATTTTTCAGATGCAAGACTTTATGGAATTTTTAGAGTTGTTGAGAAAGCGGGTAGGGTCTAAACGAAAAATCAATAAGATTCATGCCAACACAACATCTGGTCTTTGGTTTGGTACTAAAAATGACTTGACAGAAGATCAGAAAAGGCGTATAATGAGAATCTATGAAGAGGACTATGATTATGGCTGGACAGAAGATGAACCCCTTTAATTATGTAAACAGTATTAACCTGTCTAAGAAAGACATCATGGTTACGGTTGATGATGAGAAAGCATACAATCCTTTCATGGTCAATCGATCCCTTTCATACTTTTCCGACACCGCTGTCATCGCAAATGAGATGAACAGGTATCACCAACTGGACTCGCGTCTACAATATCAGTTTCTTATAAATATGGTAAGGAAACGGAAGCGTTTCTCCAAGTGGGTAAAACCTGACGTAGAAAACGACTTTGAGTCGGTGAAAGAATACTATGGATACAGCAATGAAAAGACACGACAAATCCTATCTCTTCTCACACCTTCTCAGATCAAAGCGATAAAGAATAAGGTGTATAAAGGTGGAAGAAAATAAATTAGTTTCATGGAGTCCAGTGAATATGCTAGAGATCACTCTAGCTGAACCCGATGACTTCCTCAAGGTGCGTGAGACTCTGACCCGTATCGGTGTAGCGTCACGCAAAGAACAAAAACTATTTCAGTCGTGTCATATCCTACATAAACAGGGACGGTACTATATCGTCCATTTCAAAGAACTGTTTATGCTTGATGGTAAGAAGGCCAATCTAGAAGAGAGTGATGTGCAACGTAGGAATACGATTGCAACACTGTTATCCGATTGGGGTCTGGTCGAGATCCAGAACAAGGAAGTTGCACAAGACTGTGCGCCTCTACGTCAAATTAAGATCATTGGATACAAGGACAAGAGTGAATGGGAACTGTGTCCTAAGTACAACATCGGGAACAAATGATTGGGTTTGCTGAACACCTAGATGAGATCAGACAAAAGAAGCATTGGTGGACTAAGACGGATTTTGATATCACTTGGGAGCAAATGCTTCATCTGATTGATACTCATCCAGAACGGTTATATGACTGGAACCGAGAGAAACAACGGCTGGGTCTGAACGAGTTTCATACAAGGCCGTCTGCTCCTCAGTTCGCAAAGGATGTTGTTGCGGAGATGCATGAACTCTTTGCTGAACCCGCACCCAAGAAAGAAAAATACGATAAGGGACATCCTCATGTTACGAACATTGCTTTCTGTGGATTCGGACAGTACTCTGGATCTTACCCTAGACATGCGGATAGTATGGATGTTTTTCTAGTCCAGATACTTAATCCTTGTAAGATTACGATAGGACAGTCCCAAGCACCTAGTAACTCTGATGACATACGTATTATGCAGCCAGGCGATGCCGTGTGGTTGCCACGGGGTACATGGCACCAACTTGAACCCAGTGTATCACGGGTCACATTCTCATTTGGATTTGAGAGTGACCCTGATTGCGATCCAGCCAGTTTCGTTTAGAGATACTGGATCGTATAAATAAGGTCGGAATGCCGAATGATTCGGGTTCCGATTTGATCTTGCTAAACATAGGAGATATAGCGACATGACAAACCTAAAAGTAGGTAAACAACTCTTTCCGAAATCTGCGTTCATTGGTTTCGACCATTTGTTCAACGAACTGGAATACGCAACGAAACATGCTAATGACAACTATCCGCCTCACAATATTATCAAAGAGACGGATGATCAGTTTGTCATTGAAGTTGCTGTTGCGGGATTCAAACAAGAACATATCAACGTAGAACAGAAGGAGCGTTCACTCACGATTACAGGCGAATCCGACAAAGAAGATAGGGAGGTTATCCATCGTGGAATATCTACCCGCAGCTTCAAGCGTCAGTTTCGATTATCGGAGTATGTCCAAGTAACCGGAGCCTCTCTAAAGGACGGTATTCTTGCAGTAACCTTGAAGTTAGAAATCCCAGAAGAGAAGCAGCCTCGTAAAATCAAAATCGATTAACGAGGATAAAAATGAAAGTAATCTCAAAATCTGAGATCGCGTTGTTCGCAGTAGTCACGCTTGCGATGGCACTGTGTTTCCAACCGATTCTCTAAAAAATCAGGGGGTGGGAAACTGCCCCCTTCCTTGTTATGAAAGCATACATGTTAGCCAACCTAGACGATCCGATATCTGTGCAATACACAGAGATAGCACTAGAGTCGTGGGCGAAACAATATATCCTTGACATTGAGGTGATTCAATGTTACACTCCTGATACGATTACTGATCTTGAACCTCTGTACAACTGGAAAACTCTTCGACACAAACTACAAAAGGGATCTATGAGCAGTCCTAGTGAAAGGGCAGGAGATATATCCCACTGGCAACTCTTACATAAACGTGCAGAAGGTGATGCGCGATTCTATGTAATGGAACATGATTCGTATTTGTTAGACGCTGATGAGTTTGAACGACAGTTTGATTTTACGATGGAACACAACCTGGCTTACGCTAACCATGGACTATTCATGTCTTGTTACTCTGTGTCCGAAGATGCTGCGAAGTACATGACGCACTTATTATTGAAACGAGAATTCCCACTAAACGGTGGGCCCTTTGGATGTATGGAGAGACTGGTTAAGACCTACATGTCAGACAACCCATCTAATGCTGGATTCCGTTGGATGTGTCACCACCCCAATGCAGACCATGTGAACGTGGGTGGTTCGTCCGAAGCATTGAGGGACTGCTATAACTATCGTTCAACTACCAGTACTCCGTTCACTCTTGCGTCTACTCAGGTGATATCCAAGTCTTTTGGTATCACGCAAGCCCATCACGGGATGAACAAATCCCCATGGGAAAGGAGTCCATATTTCAAAATTATTGATTGACATTCCTCGTCTGATGGTGTATAATGTCCGTCTAATTATGAGGTGATAATGAAGTTCTACACATCAGTACAACGATACGGTAACACGATCCTCTATCGTGGATACAAGAACGGGGAGCGGATCAAGAAACGCATACCCTTCAAACCTACCATGTATGTCTCCGGTGAATCCGAGTGGACAACCCTAGAAGGTAAGTCTGTTGCTCCGTTAGAGTTCGACTCTATGCGAGACGCGACTGACTTCATCAAGCAATACGAACATGTTCCTACCATGAAGGTCTATGGTATGAACAACTTCATCAACCAATACATCACCCAAGAGTTCCCCAAGGACATCACCTTTGATCGTGACCAGATCGTCGTGTCTACTATCGACATTGAGGTACAGTCTGACGAGGGATTCCCCGAACCGGATCAGGCAAACTATCCGGTGATATCTATCTGCACCAAGGCCAGCAACGAGGAGTTCTTCCGTGTCTGGGGTCTGGGTGAATACAATCCTAACGAGAATACAATCTATAACCAATGCGACACAGAGTTGCAACTGATTGATTCCTTTCTG